ATAGCCAAATAATTAGCGGCTGTTTGCATATCTTGAGTATCTCCATCTATTTGCAATAACCAAGATGCCGCAGCGTACTTTAAAAATCTCTGGTAAGGAACAGGTATTCTTGTATCAATAGGATCAGCGTCAGTAACAAGACTTACAGGTTCTTCGGCATAACCTATGATACAAGTTCCTGTAGATGGGTTAGGTGTAAGCCTTACTTTGTTTCCATCAAATAAAACCCATCGCTTGGGCGTGCCCACAAGCGTTTGCCAATCTGGATTCTTATTAGTTTCTTGATCAATCGTTGATTGAAGCAACCAAGTGTTATTACCACCCGAAGGCTTATATCCTGCTCTTTTAACATAAATATAAGAATTGGGCAGGGGGAATGTGGTTCCGCTTTTAGTTAATTCCGCCTCGGTGTAGGACTTGCCCGTAATTCTAAAGTAATGCTCTACAGCCCAATTGATAGCCGCATTAACACTTTCATCAGACCAAGAAAGCGATAAAGACTGAACGTCGCCAATAAGAGTTCTTACTTCTGTTTTAACATCACCTAAAGTGTAATTAGTAAGTACAACAGCCATCACCAACCCCAACTAGAAGACCAAGGACTTCCAAATGCGGTGTAGGTAGTTCTCTTTCTTCCGCCAAGGGGTCTTGGAATAACTGCCAACCTTCCGCTTTGGCCAAGTATGGCAATCGCTTTAAGGTTTGACATTTCATAATTAAATTTAAGTTCATAGTTTTTGCCTAACTCAAGGTTCTGGCCAGGGCCAGGCAACATATAGGCTTCCGCAAGCGTGCCGTAATAAACCGCTTCTTCTGATTCTGGCAACAAGGGTATTTGATCAATCTCGCCCACAGGGATATACGAATAAACGACCCTAAGCCTTGAATCGGTGTTGTAGTTGCTAATTGGAGGCCATAACTTTAATTTGCCTGTAATAGCATCCCAAGCATACATTGAGGGATTGCCGAATACGGCATCATTCTTTGGTATGTTGTTATCAACATCCACATAATTTCCCTCGCCAAGAATTCTATAGTCTCCAGTAGCCTCGGTGGGGATATCAGATAACGTTGTTTCAAAATTAACATAATTAACATTACTTCCGTTGACTCCAGAGTAGGTATTATTGGTATCAATTCCTATAGTAATATTACCCTGATTGATGTTGCTAAAACCTGTGTTGCAAAGCCTGAACTCATCAGTTGGAGTCTTAACCGCTACGCCACCAGAAGTATAAATTGAATAATTAGAACTATTGGTGGTATCTAAATCAACGGTAAAAGTATTGGTTGTTACCGCTGTAATCGTAAGCAATCTGCCATTGATTTGTGTCATTCCAGCCACGTTAAAAAGCGTAACATTATCACCAACGGCATAGCCGTGAGCCGTGGAACTTACAACGGCCTCTGAGGCAATTGTGATTCCCGTAACGGTTTTATCACTTGAGACTAAGGTATCAATACGATATAAATCAAAGTGATCAAAGCCGTTAGGGGCGCTTGGAATACTTGGCATCGTAACCGTAACTTGATTAGTTCCACCACTTGTAGTAACGGTGGCTAAGTCTGAGTGACGAGAAACCCAACCCTGACCGCTTTTAGCCGCCACGCAATAGTTGTGTCTTGTGCTATTCGCAAACCCTGTACCTGATGTTGCCGTAACCGTAGGAGCATCGGGCTTAGAGATAAACGAATCCTGCCACCTTACTAGATGTATTCGATTAACGTCATTCCCATTTGGATCCGTTATAGTAACTTGCTCAAGGGGGCCTGATATATTACTAATGGTAATTTCATTTTGAGCCAACATTGTAAGTCGGCATATCCTACGAACAAGTTCTTGTGTTAAATAGTCAATCTCGGCTTCTCTAAGGTCAGGTCTATGCAGCCTAGTTTTGCCGAGGATAGACCTTACGGTATAAGCCATTGAGTCTCCTTATTTCTTGCCCTTCATACTTTCAATAATAGCACCCGCTATTTCGGCTTTAGTCATATGGGAGACGGGAACTCCAAAAGTTATGTTGGAATCGCCAGCAATTTTTTGAAGATCCTTGACACTCTTAGCCATTAACTTACTCAGACTAACGGGTGCCTCGCCTTCTTTTTCTTCTACGTCTTCGTAGATAAGGGTAAATTCTTCTTGGTTTCTTTCACAATAGGTGACAAAGTTGAGGTTTTTTAACTCGCTCTCTTTATCAAAAACGTTACCCGTTACGGTGTTTACTATTCTTACAAGTTGTTTTGACATTCTTATCTCCATTAGGAAGAGGAGAGAAGGGGGGCCGAAGCCCCCCATTAACTCCTGTTGCGTTTGAGAACGATTACTAGGATTAGTAAGCGTTGATCAGCACTAAGGATTCGTTCTTAACAACTTTAAATCCGAAGACTTGAAGTCCTTTAATACCGTATCCAAAAGTGTTCTGCAAAGGCATCATTTCGTGCTTGATGAATTGCGAAGCAAACGTCAAGGCACTTTCGTGACCTACGAACATTTTGCTAGGCGAAGCCTGCACGGAACCAACAGCATTGGTTAAGTTGGTGGAAATGTAAAGTTTCATTCCATCAATTTCACCCACAAACCCGTTACGTAGAGGAGACGTTTCGTCACCCGTAATAAGGACTTGCTTTAAGTCTGATTGTTTCAGGTAACGAGCATACTCAGGCGTAACTACCGCCCAGCGTTTGCCGTCACGAGGCACATTATTGCCATCCAAAACTTCACCCGCCATCAAAAGAGGCGTAATAAGTTTGGCTTGGCTTAAATCTGCTAAAGCAATCGGAGTTGCGTTACCAATGGCAGGAGCATCAGCACCTGTTTGACCAATGGTTTGTGCAGTCGAAATAGAACCCCAAATACCTTGAAGAACGGTTTGATCAACCTTGACGGCCATTTGCATAGCGGCATCTTGGGTAATCATATCGATCAAGGCGAGGTCTGACTGGTAATCATCAATGTAATCAACTTTAAAAGCATAGTATTTTGCTTGGTTGATCAGCAATTGGATCTGTTCATCAGACACATCTTGGTAATTAATAGCACTATTCACTGAATAGTCTTGGATGGAAATGGTGGGGACTTTACGGATATTAACCGTATCACCATAAGCCATAATTTCGCCTTCCCAGTTATGGTTAGCGATGGCAGGAACGGTTGAGGCAGCGTAAAACTTGTCTTGCAGTTTAGCGGAGTAAATCTGCGGAACAAACACGCCAGCCGAAAGGTTCGCACCTGTACGAGCAACTTGATTTGGCATTGTATAAATCCTTTAAATTAGTTATTGATTAAAAAACGTAAGTTGAATTGATATAACTCAAGGGAGTTTGGAATCCAACGATTGAAATACCCATCGTTCCTGCAGCAGTGCCAGCATCCAAAAGTTTGACTTGGATAAGATCACCTGCAGTTGAATAGTGATTCAATGCCGTTCCTACTCCAGTTCCAGCAGCAGCATCAATAGCGGTTGCGGTTTGGAGATCGGTTCCTGAAGATAATTCAACAGTAATAGTTTTTGAGGCGGTTCCTGCTGTTAATACAACCGTGGTCATACCAACGATGTAAAAACCTGCGGGAATGGTAATAATGGCGGCAGTAGCATTTTGTGCTCCTGCGGCTCCCGTACCCGTGAAATCGGCAAAGTCAATTTCTTTTGAAAAAACAGTAAGTTCTGTACTAGTTTTTTGAAAGAAACCGTCAATGCCTGTGCTTAAATTATAAGTTGCGGTCATTTTATTTCCTTTTAAATTAGTTATTGTTTTGAACTACCCTGAATATATCTGTCTGCCTTCTCCATCAAGGCCTTGCGTTGTGCAGGGTCTTTAATGCGATGGATCATATAAGGCAGTTTTTGCATATCTTCAGAGGTAAATTCGGTTTCATTGGAGGTACCCATTTCTGGAACTACAGAGGAAGGCGTTTTTACACCCACTTCAGCAGAACCAATTTTTGGGCGTGAATTACTATTTTGTTGCGGTCTAGCAAACAACTTGTAATCAGTAATGATTTTATCAGCGTCTCTATCATTAAACTCTACAGTTCCTTCGTAAACGGCACGGTACATACTTGGTGCCTCTCCATAAATCCAAGTCTTAAACTCATCAGATAGACGGATTTCGTCATAGTCTGAGTGTGTTTGTTTAACCATTTGATCACGGAGACGAATTTTTTCTAAGAATTTAATTTGATCGGCTTCTTCTTGCTGTTTTCGGATTTGACTCTCAACATTCATTAGTTTCTGATTAAAAGAACGATCCATCTCTTGCTTGATAGCCTTAGTGGCCCTTCTGACAACTTCCGTTGTGTCGGGAAGTTCTTCAGCGTAGGGTTCCAAAATAGAATCAATGTAAGAAGTATCTTCTTCTGTTTTGTTTGCCTCACTTTCTAACTGAGACTTAATTTGTTGTAACTCAAGTTTAAATCTATCGTGCTCTGCGGCCCTTTCTTGCAGTAATCTTTCAGACTCAGCGGCCTTTCGCTGGGCTTCATTCATTGCTTTAACGGCAGATTTGTACTGCTTTTCTGAGATCAGTTTTTCTTCTTCGTTAGTTTCGGATAGGTTTTCTTTTGCACTCGATGTTGTATCCATAACTACTTCGGGTTTGGCAACAGACTCAGACTCCAATTCGTTTGCGGCAACGGGCTCACTGGTTTTGGCTTCTGGAATCATATTACTAAACATTGAAGATTTAGAACCTGATTCTGGGAAAAGTCCACCCTCGGAGGCAAGTTGCTTGGCGAGTTCATTGGCTCGTTCGGCATTAGCACGGATTTCTTGTAACTTGGTTGACATAAAGTCTCCTTTGACGGCCTAATTGGCTTGGTCGTATAATTTGGGCTCACGGTCACGGAATTGTGGCTTGGTGGCCTCATCAAATAACTTAATAGCATCGTCCAACTCTTTGACTTCTCGCAGGGATTCTATGCACCCACGAATTCTCATTACTTCCTCAAAGTTAGTGACTCTCTCAAGAGAATCTCGCTTTTCAGAAATGAGTTGATCAAGCAAATCTTGTAACTTCTTCCAATACGGAGAATTCACAAGAGGCTTGATGTCCTCAAAGAGTTTTTCTTTGCTGTTTAATTGCATATCTTTATAATCCAAATTGTATCATATCAATATTTACATTGGCTGAGGAGGAGTTTGGTTACCCATCATATCCATTAATTGTTCTGGGCTAATTTGTCCAGAAGCAACCGCTTGTTGCAACTCAGGGGGTAAGGCTTGTAGAATATCTGTCGATAAACCACTTTGTCCTTGGGGTTGTTGCGGGGCTGTTTGCGGATATCCAGCAGATCGCTCATAATCTCTTGGGGAAGGTTGCATTTGTGTTCCAAGTTCAGGAGGCAACTGAGAAACCACATCGTGAGCCGCTGCAAGCGTTTGTGCTTTCATTGTGTCTAAAGCAATCTTGAGGGAAGGGGTCATTGCGTCTTGAGATAGGGCAACTTGTTCGTAAATGGCTGCAAACAAAGGACTATCAGGTTCTGTCTTTTGAAGCATCTCAAGTAGGGCATCAGGTCGAGGCATCTCAGCCCTTCTCTTCGGCACGTTCTCAATATCTGCTTGTTGGGCTGACTGTTGCATCATCTGTTTCTTAATCACTTCAGCCTGAGCATCGGAGTTCACCATATCGGTTTCGTTGAATCCCCTTGTTCTGATCCATTCTTTCAAAACGTTAATCTTATTAATGTACGGCTTGAAGTCAGGATCTTGCATTAGGGCAACCAACTCTTGCATATTTTGTCCACGGGCTTCATTACCAATGAGCCTTTGAACGCCACCTGCATCAATATTAAAATCACCCTTAACTAACATATTAGACGAGTACTGCATATTCCAATCGTACATACGTCTAATCATAGGTTTAGTAACGTAGTTATCAATATTAAAAATCACGCCCTTAATGTAATTACTAGCAGCATTAAACAACATACTCATACCACTAGAAGTTCGGTTGTGTTGTCCCGTGGCCGTTCCAGCAAACCCCGAAGTCATATCAGGCATTGATGTTACTTCTTGAATAAACATCTTAAAGTTATCTTGTAAGAGTTTGAGTTCTTGCAAAATACTAGGAACAGGAACAAACGTAACAGGCGGAGTCGTAATACCCTCAAGCGTCTTAAGGGGCCAAACACCCCAAGGCTTAATACCTTCAAACTTAAATCCATTAATCATTCGGCTCGTGTCATAAATAACTTGAGGCCCTGCGGCAATACCCATATTATCGACCATTGCTCTCGCAGCCGCATTAACGATGTCCTGTGGGTCACGCATCTTTTCGGGAACACCACGACCCCAAATATTGTAAAGAACTTTCTCATAGGGGCAAACCATATAGGGGATATACGGTTGTTCTAAAGAACTAATCGCAATCTTAATACAATAATTCCCCACTGTCCAAATGCAAGACATATACTGAACGTTTTTATCAAAGCCTTCGGGCATTTCAACGCCCGCCTTGTTTAACTCTTCTCCCGATAAATAACCCCAATATTCAAGGGCCACATATCGATCTCCCTGTACCAACGGAGTTTGACGCTGGTTAAGTGAATAGACACGGCTCTCCCATACTTCGGCAGTCCAGTTTCCTTTAGGGTAAGCATCGAGCACCTTTTCAATTTCTTCAGGTTGAAATCCATCAACTTTGTTTAAATCAATAAGTTGTGACTTGTTAAGTACCCTGCGGTGAACCGCCCACATACAATCTTTAATATCAAAGGCAGAGGGGTCTGGATAAAACTCAAATGGAGAAACCGTTTCAAATTCTGGTTGAGGATCTTCATTAGAAGAAACTAATTTAAATACTTTTTTAGTTTCCCTTTTGATACCAATCATACCCTTGATCTTAGTTGCTATTGTGGGTGATTCTTCCTCATCGACCATAACCCATTTTGTTTTTTGTCTCTGACCAGAAAAAGGGCCCTTGACAACCATCGTTCCCAAAATAACTAAATCAAGAACGCCTGAAGAAAACTTTTCCAACCAATGGTTTTGCTTAAGTTGGTCAGCAATTTTTACACGCATATTATCGCAAGCAATATTAGAAGCAAGAATTCTGTTTTGCAAATCTTCGGGTATGTTGGCTTTTTCTGCTTCAGCCACACTTTTAAATCCTAGCGATACCAAATCAGGATCAGGCGTGGGCTTGATGTCCCAAGGGTAATCATCACCACCCGCCATCGTGGCCATAATCTGTGCATAGGCCGCCATTGATTTCATTTGTGTGAAGTTCAGGAATAAACCTGATTTATTAACCTCATCATCGGATTGATAATCAATACCGTCAAACATCATCTTTGACGATAGCCACTTTTCCTGTTGTAAGAAGCGTAAGTTCTTGCACCAAGTAAACTTATCTTGGACAACCTTAGCGATACCTGTGGTCATTGAATAGGGTTGACCCTGCTCAATATTACCAAATTCCATTACCATTTATAAACTCCTAGTAACCAATCTTTTTGTTGTGGGGCTTCCATTGATATTTTACCTCATTGCTTTTATACAAGTCGGGAGTTGATACCGCTTTGTCCCAAGCCGTAACGCAATATCTAAACGCATCCATTAAATCATCATCTTTCTTTAAAATGTCTCCGTTTTCCTTGAATCTATATAGCCTCATCTCTTTTAGGGTCTCCACGCAAGACTCAAAAATAAACAACTGTTCAGAGGCTATTTTTGCTCTTATAAATGATATACCGTAATTGACCCTATTGTCTGCAACAATGAGTCGGTCTTCTTCAAAAATATCTTGAAACATTTTGTAGGGAGAATCACCACTTGCAATAGAGCGCTGACGAGAATTCGGATCAATAGCAAATCGGCAAGGCCAATCCCTTAGTTTGTAGGCGTGATAAATAGACGATTCTCCTGATTGTTTGTATTCTTGATGAATATAACCAACGCCTGACTCATCATCAATCGATAGCCTAACCGCACAGGTAGGATGGGAGATACCCACATCCAGTCCTGCAATCGTTCTCCATTTCGGACTAATGGAAAAATTGGACAACACATATTCGGATTCATCAAATTGATAAACCTTACCCGTACCGATGCTGGGCCTTCCAAACTTACGGCTTTCTATTTCGTGAGGACTGAGGCCCGCAATTTGTAATTTCTTATCTTCTTCGGACAAATGAGTAACATCATCCCAAGTCAGGAAGTGAACTCCGTACATATCATCGTAATTGCTCATTATTTCGTCACAGAGAGGCGTTACGCCCTTCAGCGGGGTGAAGGTAAGGAAAACATATCCAGAGGCCGCAATCGTCCTCATTTTGGCTTCTTTGTAAATATCTTCGGGCGGTTCCTCGTCGCACCACACCAAATCAACGGTAGAGCCTTGGAATTTCTCTCGGCCCTGATCGTAAGAGAAGAACTGAATCACACTGGTACCACCTGTTTTATGTTTAATCCTGCAAATATCAATGGCTCCAGGGATGCCCCCTTTGCGAATGGGGTCACCTAAGATGGCTTGTTTAGGAATTAAGCCTGTTCCCCAGTCACCTAATTGCCCAAACAGTTTTTCTTGCAGGGTATCTCGCACACGGGTAGATGATTCGCCTGCCACCCATACGGTTACAGGTCGGTCAAACTTGATGCCCTTATACCAAGACGGGTACTCACCCGTAAGGTGGTAAGCCACAAAAGCCGACCCCACCGTGGTTTTACCCGACTGATTACCCCCAAACAGGGCAACAATTTTGTGACCATCATTCATAAAAGAGAGTTGTTTCTCGTAGGGTTTAAAGTTTTTTAACTTATTTTCCCTTTCCCGCCTTAAAAGTTCCTGTTCTAGTTGCTGTAGTTCGTTTAGGCTGCTCATTATGGGTTCCTTGGGGGTGTTATACTGATACTAGGTTTGATTTGCACTCATAACCGATGGAGAACAAAATGGCCAAAAACGTTAATTTCGAATCTGAGATGAAAAAATCAGGTCGAGAAGAATTTGCCCAAGAAAGTGCTAAAACCGAGCAAGGTAAGGGTTCCAAGGGATTTGCATACCCCACAGAGGGATATGTAGCCGTTGTTGAATAACTGAAGTTGCACTGGTTTTGCAAACAAGGGGCTAAACGGCCCCTTTTTTGTTGTTTATTCGGTATTTTCATCGGTTTCCTCGGTCTTTTCTTCTAAAGGTTGCACTTCGACCTCGTGTGCGGGGGGTGTCCAGCCTGTATCGATGAGTTCTTCTTTGACTTTGGTAAAGAGTTCGTCCCTTCTTCGCCTAAGTTCATCATCCGAAACGGATTTGATGTCTTCTTCCTGCCTAAAAACCTGTTTATCTTGGAATTTTTGACTCATTTGGGCGGCTCGACGAGTTAAAGCGTCGTATCTTAACTTCACTACGGGCACATCTTCTCGTTCTGTGAGGTGAACCACCTCCAAAAGAGCCTTGTCCGACATAATGTGGGCTGCGGCTTCCTCGGCTAATCGGTAATCTCGCTCGAATTCAGGATGATTTTTGAACCATTTGTAAATCGTCCCAATACTAGGGGCCCCTACTTGTTCACAAAACATCTTAAGTGAGTTACCTTCCGTAATCCAATCAAGCACTTTGTAGATAATATCTTGGCGATTGTAGTGAGCCCCATTGATCGTCCAAGTATCCGCCTGAGCATCTCGTCTAAGACGATCCATTTGACCCTTAAAAGAGTTAACTTGGCTCAAGGCCGCACCGTGTTTTTTGGTATCTCGATAAGCGATTTCTGCATATTGTTTTTTTCTAAGATTACTTAGTTGTTTCGGGGTCAGTTTGTACGGATAATGCCTGCTGATTTGCTTCTTGACCAATGGACACCACTCCCATCGAATGAAAATTATTATTGGTAATAGAAAGAGATTTGACTAATTGATCTACGATCTTATCGGTTCCTTCAATTTGAGAAAGGGTTTGTATACTCGTTGTAATATCTCTTACCACGGAGGCATACGTTCTTACGGCTTCAATCTGCTTAAGTTCATTAAGAGAATTGGCTACCGCTGCCTCTCGCCTTTCCGTCTCAGAAGTCAGATGATTAAAGTGACCCATCATCTTTTCAAATTGCTGCTCGGACATCTCAACGCCAAAACCTGCTTTGGGTTTTTCTTTCCATATTTCTTGTGATTGAGGTTCGCTCATAAGTCTCCTATGAAATAAATTTTTTAGGGGTAGATTCTGTTTTCTCTTTAATTCTTTGCTCAACTTTCTTTCGGTACTTATCGTCGCAGTGCAAAAGCAACGTGCGAATACAGACCAGCAAATGCGATTGAACTTTAATAAGTTCAGCGGCTTCTTCAACATCCAATTCAAATTCTTCAGGCAATTGGCTTTGAGCGTGTTCTGCATATTCCTCAATGGCATCCAACCCTTCACGGTCGAGTCGTCCCCAGTTTTCGTCTTTGATAATCATACGGAGTCCTTTTTAAATCTTCGTCGGGGTTTCTTTCGCTTACCGCTTTCAGCATAGTGGATGACCATCGGGGGCCCAATCTTCTCAAAGAACATTGGATTAACCGCAATGGTGTCAAAGGGAATATATTTTTCATCACGCCACACAAAGATTTCTACATCTCCACGACTCACCGACTGATGAATGGCTTGCCGTGATACGCCACGAATACGACCCAATTCGGCTTGCGTAATAATCCCAATCATTCCATTCGTAAAATCATACTCCGTAATGCGTTTCCAATCACTGGGATGAATCGGATAAAGCCCGTCCATTTTTCTAGTCGAAGGTTTAAATTTTTGTCGTAGAGATTCTTTAGCACCCGACTCTATACTTTTTTCAATCAGGCTGTGCAAGATCGGTTCAACCGAAGCGTGAGCCAACTCAAAAGAATTTTCCATTGAGTGAAATAAAAACTCACCATCGCTATCGTGAATAACAATTCGGTGTTTGCCTTGAATCACTTCGTGTTTGTAACTTAGTTTAGGTTTGGGACACTGTGACATAACGCTCCTAGATTAAAGTTCGATGATTCCAATTTGAATACGGCCACCACAATTGGGATCATATTTAATGGCAGCCTGAATGGCTTTTTTAATGCGTTCTTTAGAGTTCTTAGTAGGTGTGCTATGGGCCGCCCCTAAAGCATAGGGCTCTCCGCTTCCCACGGCACAAAACTCAAAAGAAGGTATCTCCGTTACCGACATATCACTCGATATGCGGTAAAGATGATTTTGAAAAATAATAAGCATCTCCAAAGAATAAGACTGAGGTTCTCCCCCTGATTCTTTTTCTTCTTTCCACCCGTCCGCCGCAATCGCTTTTTTTAATATGTCTGCAATCTCAAAACAACTTAAAGCGGACTCGAAATTTTTAGCGCTTGACATTATCAAATTATCAAGTCTAGAGGATCCTGCAGAGCCTATGTAGATAGGAAACTTAGTGCTCTTGCCCCTTAGTTTTCTCCACTTGGTGGCCACATCATAGGCGGGGCCGTTGTCAAAGGTTACTCGTGTGTCAGAACCGTAGACGATTCTGTCAATTTCTTTGATGGCTGCAATAATTGTCATAAGACCCTAAATGTTAACAATACTAGGTTTAACCCTGACAGAAAGCCTTTGTCAAGCACTATTTTATTTTATCGTATCTTTTTTTTAGCAAAGTAATGTTACACTTTTAATGGAACCGCCTTGATGGGGTTTCCACCAAGTACCAAATAGGCACCGTTCGTAAGATTACTTGGGATGCTGAGATGAGTTTTCGCTTGTCTTGGGGTCTTCGCTTTACAGGGTCGAAAGGCTTAGGGGTATACCCCATATGTAAAGAGCGCCGAGAAGGAGTTACGACTCCACGAGCAGTATAGGAAAGTTCTGTACAGAAAAGAAAAATACTTGAAGAAAGAAAGGGGTTCGCCCCACAACTTTAATGGCTCACTGCTAGGTCATTAAAGCCACCGTTGTAAGAGATACTAACAAGCCACCCGACCGTACAACCAAGGGGTGTTGATAAGTTAAATCATATCAGTAGTTAGGTAGCATTAGTCCGAAGCCGTAGGCGAAAGGGTTCATATCTCCCCCGTAAGAAGGGGAGATTGTGTCCTCTCCTAGGCTCTAGGTTCATAAGCGTTTTCTAAAGGAACGCCCTTTACTCTAACAAACTTTCTAGTGTCAATAGGTGATTTGAAAAACTCCTGTAAAAAAGAGACGGAGGCCTTCATAGCCCCCCCGTATGCGTCTGCGTGTCCCCTACCCCCCTCTTATCTTCCTACCCCCCCTATATATTTATCTATTATATGTTTTGTCCTTGACAATGATAAGGTAGGCGTCAGTCTAACAATATCGGCAACGGGAAAGCCCGTCAGTCGTGAGCGACCTTCTCGCTCTACCTTCTATAACCTTTCTAAAGGAGACCATTCTATGGTCGCAAAGAAAACAAGCACCAAGGCTACCAAGCCCAAGACTTTTAGCCAAGCGTTGGCTAAACAGTTATCATCTCAAGGCATCACCGCTGATGTCCTTGAAACCATCATTAACCTTTACCAAGACAACGGCAAATATTCTGCTCAAGGCTTGGTTTCAACTCTCCGTTACCTTTCGCAAGGTAATGGAGACTTTGAAGGTTTCCTCCGTGAAACCTCAAAAACCTATGAGACGAAGTTGAATGACTTCGCCTCTGACTTAGCATCTGATGAAGATGTTAAAGAGGAGTTACTTAACTCGCTGAGTTAGGTAACAAAGAGATCGCTAGGAGTCCCTTAGAAGGGGGGGCTCTTAGCCTTTCTTTTTTTTAACAACATTTCAGGGCATTAGCCCTAAGGAGCATTATGAGTAAGACGAATAAAAGCGTAATTAAACAAAACCATAAGCCTGTGGGACTCGCCAAAGTCCTACACGATAACTATCTTTTACACGGAGATTCTACTAATGTGATTGTCTTCGATGAGGGACTTATCGCTGACATTCTGAAATATATGTTAGACCATCAAAACTATAACCCTGATGAGTATATTAGTATGTGTAACTTTTACTATCGATACTGTTTGCCTCGCATCGTAAAGCGAGTAAAGCGATAGGCAATCCGATGATGGGGGAGATCGTCTCCCCCACTCATCTATCTTTTAACAATCCTACTAAGGAGATACAATGAACGACAATAAGGAAATGATTGATACAATTGCGAAAGCCCTAGGCTATCGTTTAGCCCACGAAAATAAGGATGATTCCAAGGCTTACTGCGAGGCAAGAGCCTATTGGGAAACATTCCCGCTTGGTATCAACAGCCAAGATTTTATTCTATTGGTGGGCTACCATAGAGCCATTAAGGAGATACAATTAAATTGTAAGTAAGTCAAAAGAAGCCCTGAGCCTAACCGCTTGGGGCTTTTTTTGTGCCCATTTTTTTATAGCAAGAAGAAGGGGCTGTCATCACACACACACATTTAGGGAATCTCAATAGATAACGCTATTAACGCAGGTTTACGGAAGACCCTATTAAACACGATAATCCGTATAATTACCTATTAAGCAGACACGCATAAGTTCAATCATATCTATACTTAAGGCTAGGTAAGGCTTTAATGGTGGGGGGTAAATAACCTAGTGTAAACCTAAAATAAATGTCATAAGCCGTAGTAAGGCTATGGAAAAATAGGCTAATCGACATCACATCACATCATTATGCAATCTTATGTAACATTATGCATACGAGTAACATATAAGTATATCAGCGTTTACACCTTAACCTTATCCTTAAACTTAGCAGGTAAACATTAACACTTATCCATAGGCTTACACTTAACCTTAACCCATAAACGCATTAGGCTAGGTATGGGGTGGAAATCGCTTGGAAGTTGCTGAAAACAAAGGACTTAAAAATCTTCTTGACAAGCGGAAGGCAGGAGATAGTCTTTTGGGAGTGGCAAACAAACGGCTTGATCGCCACCCCCCATATGGTTATGGGGTAGACGAGATCAGGCTTATCCCATAAGGGAGAAAGGAGTTGCATATGCAACCCAAGTCTTATTTTTACACCTATCTCATCGGAGATGGGCAATACCACCGAACTTCTTATGCTCTTACAAGTAAGAAGGCTCTTTATCGCTATGTTCGTGAACATCACGGACTCTCTAGCGTATACGGAATCGTCAAGACGATCCATAAAACGCTTAACCTAAGCCTACCTGCCTATAAGGGCAAGGCTTTACTCGTGAAAGGCGGTGCTTAATGAGTGCCTATAAACGAGCCTTAGTAAAAGGCGACCAAGTTATCAAAAACCCTATGACGGCAGGGGTACGAGCCGTTGTAAGAACCCAATTATGGGACAACCATTTCCGAGCCTTAATGCTCACTAAGGAGAGTGTGTAATGAAAGTATCACAACTAATCGAAATGCTATCTAAGTACCCTGCCGATATGAATGTCGTGGGTATAAATAAAGACCACGCTAATGGGGATGACTATGAATACATAGGCGACTTAGAATTAAGTGAGACGCTTATCATAAATAACCCTTGCACCAATGAAATAGAGTCCATACGGGATGTATATGGATATTGTGTGTTGCCTATGAGTGAGGAAGTATGGGGGTCAGGCTTTGAACAACCTACACCATACAAAGTGCTAATGGTTAGTTATACAGGGTTAGGGTGTGGGTCTCACCTTGATTATGAGAAACGAGACGAACTTAGTCCTGATGAACTTAATAAAATTATAGATAAGGAGAGTGTATAATGAGTTACTTTAATCATAATTGGATTGACCAATTAGCCAACACCAATGTACACCTTGAAGATACTCGTGTGCTATCCGTCAGCACCAACAAGTTCGGCAAAGGCTATATGACAAGCGTTAGGTTTGACGATCAAGATGTGCCAACCTATTCATATGCAGATGATCTGTATGACGCTTGGGATAGGCACAACGAGGTCGTGGAACTTATAGCGTACAGCCGACCTGTTCAGTTTATGTATGAGAGTGAGCCGACCTACTCACCTTATGTCAGGTCATCTTGGGTAAACAATTTATAAGCGTTTTACAGAGTTTTATAGGGTCTAGGTGAGATACCCATATAAATCTCACCATACTCGCCCTATCAAGGGCTAATTAGGAGGCATACCAATGCCAAACACATCAATAGTTTTCCAACGCACCTCGATCATACCCAATGGTGTGACTGATGAGCAGATCACTCGTTGGACAGGACAAACCGACCTCGGCTATAGTATAGCCAAAGATATGGTCTTACACGATCTGCGTGAGACTCCCTATATCACAGGCATTGAGGCGATAAGCCCTCGCACTCTAGATTTGCTCGTCAATCAATACCTGAGTATGAGTTATGTCTTAAGAAATGCACGAACTGAAAACCTTACGGCACGGGGTACGGATAATGTGCGAGAGGAATTAGCCCATATTATTAACACAACCCTTGGTACTATGGAGTACTGCCTTTCTCGCCTCGAACACCAAACCTTCTTACATAGCCCCATAGATGGGGAACGCATTACTACTAGGCTTATAAACGAATTGCCTATGATTGATGTGTCAAGGGAAATTTTCCAAATGAACTCAGCACAAGGGGGTATGCGACCTTATGTGTATGCCTGTGATTACGAATTATTTGCCGATTCGTGTGGGGATTGTTGTTCTGATTTCCCTAGCCATATACCTTCAGTTAGAGGCACAATCGTTGATAATGTTTACGAGTATCGACAACGAGCACACTCAATACAAGATAGCAACGGCGATCCCGTCATATGTAATGATTGCTTCGAGGATCATTGGAATGAGTGTGATGATTGCGGTGAGTATGTCAATATGGATGATCATAGTTGCTCATCATCAGAATCAGTCTACTTCACTTGTAATACATCAGCCACTCATAGCGTGGGTGATACGACCTTGCAGTTCGGTCAGCGAACCATAGGCATTGAGTTTGAGACAGGCTCAGGGGCTAGGAATCATAACTTCCAAAAAGCGTTTACCTCTGCCTTCCCTAAGTGGGGCGTACACGAAGACGGATCATTGGGTGATGATGCACTCGAGTTTGTAACCAACCCATTAGGGGGTCATCATATTCAAAATGAAGTGCTTCAGTTCTATAAAATGTGTGGTGACTACGGCGTAGAAACTCAGGACAAAAGTGCGGGTATGCATATCCATATCGGGTGTTCAGATATCTACGAATTGATTGGGGGTCATCAGAATAAGACTTGGACTGAGGGCTCGGCTAATGATCTTGTTGAACGCCACATTATGGCAGGTTCATTGGAGTCTCAGGGTAGTGATTGCCCCTATGTCAGAGTCGATAGTGATGAGGTTAAGTTGATCAATCACTCTGATGTACCTGAGGAAACAATGGTAATGATGGGCAACGCCTTTGTCAATATCGCTAGGTGCTTTATCAACAAGACTCGTAGCCTTAATACCTATTGCCGTTCACCCTTTGGCTTCAGGGATAAGGGTAGCAAGAGTGAGGTGCTTAAGAAAACCAATGATTACACTTATCCTGCTATCGCTATGCGTAACCTCAAGACAATGGAGTTCCGCTTGTATCCTTCAACGACAAGTGTGAACTATGCTCTGGCTCGTATCGAACTCAGTCAGAAACTCGTTGAGTATATGGCTATCAATATGGTCAAGTATCAAGACGCTTATGCACAGGGCATTACGGAAACCTCTATGCCTGATGTGTTCAAGTTGTTGCGATTATCGAGTGTAATCAATCACGCCAATGAAAGTTATCCGACCAATATGGTGGACAAGTTAGGCGATATGATTGGCTTATCGACTGAGGCTCGTACGCACCTTCAATTCCTGTATACTCGTAGTCATTTGAAATCAGCCTCATCAACCTTTGAACTTTAACCAACCAACCCTATAAGGAGAATCATTATGTGTGGTATCTGGGCAATCATTCCTAAGCACAACAAGTGTGCTAATCAATTACGACAACTAGCGTATCTACTCGCTGAGTTTAACGATACTCGTGGGGGTCAGTCCTTCGGCATATGGCATAGAAAGGATACGCTACGCCGAGTCGGTGAGTTTTGGGATCGTGTTAATCGTAAGCCTGTCCGTATGCTCATTGGGAATTGGTCTCCCAATACGGATAATTGGATTGCAGGTCATAGCCGTTGGGCTACTCACGGAAAGGTAACCGAGGAAAACCAACACCCCTTTACTTATGGCGAGTATACCCTTGCTCATAATGGGGTCGTTGATGTGGAAGGTTATAGCGACAAGGATCACGCTGTGGATTCAGGTCGTATCGTTAAGTCAATCGTAGATCACGGCATTGTTGATGGACTCAGCAAAGTCTCAGGATCGTGTGGTCTAATCGTGTCTAAGGGCAACGAACTCTTTGCCTATCGGGGTAATCAGGAACTCTCCCTTGCTCAAGGCTCTTGGGGTACAGCGATCTCTAGTGATCGTGAACATCTAGAGAAAGCCTTATGTCGTGTGGGTTTAACACCCAAGACGATTGGTTCAATGAAGCAAGATGAGTTTACCAATCTCATCACAGGCGATATAACACCTGCCAAGTTGGGTGTTTCAGCCCACCCCGCAAAGTCTTGGAAAGATTACGGCTATGATAACTATGGGTATAGCACCCTTGGTGCGAGTGTCTATTCACCTCATACCCCTGTAACGAATAGTGGGTGGGCTACTCAGACGAAAGCCCCCCTCTACCCTACGACTGAGGCAGACGGATATGTGGATCGTATGGAAAACCCTGAACTTTATGATCGGTGCGATGATTGTGGTGAGACGTTTTACCATACCCAATTAGGGTGGTATCAAGATTCTGATAACTTAATGTGTGATCGTTGTTCCTATAGTTGGTATGGAGATCACGCAAAGGCAATCAAGGTGCTCGTATAATCAACCTCAACCCATACCCAACTAGGAGAAACAATGAAAATTATTAACGATTGGATTAACAAGTATGGTCAAGACAATTACTTCCATCTCTTTGATGCAGGTGGTTCAAACGACTTCAATGTGTGTGAACTTTCCTTTACCACTAGCCGTGAGTTTCACGAAGGTCAGACGGCTTGGTTAAGGGATACCTTTTGGAATAATCTCATTGAACGCTATAAGGGTTTATGTAGAGATAATCTTGATGGTAGACTCAGCGACCCACTCTATGTATCTATGGAAAAACTAATGGATACAATGGGTGTGTATGTACCAAGCGAGTTCTTTGTCGATAGCATATCCGATAGAGCCAAAGTCTTGAGAGACATAGACGAGGACAAGATGTGTTTGCTTGATGTGTTATGTGCCTTGTTCCCCTTCTTGCCAAGAATCTATGATAAGAACGCCTATGTCCAAAGGTTATACAATACGGCACTAGGATATGTGTATGAGGCGAGAGGGGACATCAAGAAAATCTATGAGGATCACGGAGATTACTTCTTAAGTCCCGATTCTATATTAGAGTTTGAGTATAGCCCCAAGGGTGATCGCTATCGTATCAAGTTCTTATCACCCATATGGTTACATCATCTATACAAGAAACTAGAGTGTATGTACAACCTCAATATCCAAGTATCAACAGGTAGGTTTAGGGAGAAGTATCCTAGTGCCGATATGAGGACGGAGTATGGTCAGCCTATTCATCTCTATCGCTTGGGCAGAAACATTGCTAAGGACTATACCTACCTCTATAACCTTGAGTATAAAGATGGAACGATTGAGGCAACCTCAGATAGTGACTTCTTTCCACCCTATGTATTCACGCCGTTCGAGGACGAACTTAATATCGCCAAGATTAACTTCGCAGGTAATACGCTTAGGTATTGCGATACTAGACTTGCTACATTGGCTAAGTCTATGGATAAAGCCAATAACTTCCTTGCTGATTACAAGAGCATAGGTCTTAACGAGTATTTGGAAGGTGCGTGATGACTAGATTAAGAATCAATAAAAAAATCAGATCAATTATTTTATTACTTTCATATGCCATCGGGATTGTGATTGCCACGCATAGTTTTTTATCTGGTATGATTGTAATAGTTTTACTAGATGGTCTCGTTAGACATAAGTTGGATTAAGGGTATAGATGATCAACCCTTTTAATGATCATCACAACAAAGCCCATTAGGGCAAAGGAGTTTTATGAAAGTATCAGAACTAATCGAAGTCTTATCTAAGTATCCAAAATCTTCTGAGGTTTGCATAAACTATCGGATAAGCAGAGATAATCATTATGAGGAAAATTGGAAACATATGTATGCCCATAGCCAATTAAGGCGTATTGATGCTGAGAAAATATCCATACAGAGTGTTGGGCAAGATGACCTTGGGTATGTTTGCGGTTTGCCTTGCATACAGGTTTACGAGGATAGTAAATGGAATAAAGACAATGGCATAGTCGAGGCAGTTCCTGAAGGTAATTGGACTAACACAGCCGAAGTGGTATTTATTGATATGATTGATACTCCAACTCAGTTAGATCATAACGGCACAAGGTAAAGGAGAATATATGAAACTACTCGTACCCTTCTTAAGCAAGTCAGTCTTTATGTGGGTAAATGCGGACAATACATATAATACGAATAGGTATGGCTTTACAATGGGACACGCACTTATAAAATCCTTCTCAACATACCTAGAGATTAAGCAAGATACCCAAGGCTTAGATCAAGTAGCCATAATGGCGTTTGAAAGGTTCAGTATATTTGATTGGTCGTTTGTGCCTTGCTTGGTATTCGTGCCTAAACAAAATGATGTGGACATTATCGAGATGGACGATCGGGTAATGTTTTGCACGAAGGACTTTAAAGATGATGTTATTGAACCACTTAGAGATGTCATTAAAAATATGAATAAGGAGAGCCAATGAACGAAGAACTAAAAGAATACACTTGCACCATCACGCTTGTGTTTGACGGAAACAAACACGAAGCAGAAAGTGAGCAGGATTATAGAGATAAGGTCAAAGATAATTTCTTTGAAGAGTTTGGAATAAACTTAATTGACAAGGATATTTCTAATATCGAGGAGAGCCAATGAATATACTCGTAACCCTATTGTTTCCAGTAGTTGTATTCTATATACTCAATAAGATTATTGACAGATGTACCCAAGAAAAGGAGAACCTAAAATGAAAATGTTATCACTAACCCAAACAATGCTAAGTCCAATGTTTACTTACACTTACAAGCAATACTTCAAGGGGGGTTTATCCCCCCCTTTTTTTGTGTTATTATTATGGGGCTGTCATCAGACAACACACACACACACAACGGCACAAGCCGAAAGGAGTAAGATGTTAAACCTAAACGATAGAGAACGCAAGGAGAAAGTGATTGAACAATTCTTCAACAAGCGTTTCCAAAAACTACCTGAGATACAAG